GGTAACGAGTTCCATGAAGCTGCCGAGGTGTACGTTAGAGGTGATGTCGAAAAGCTAGACCCAAGGTTTGACTACGCGCTAACCGCACTAGACAAACTGAAGAACATGAAAGGTGAGAAGCTCTGCGAGTTTAAGATGGGGCTGACCGAGAACCTTGAGCCATGCGGTTTCTTTGATAAAGATGTATGGTTTAGGGGCGTATCGGATTTGACGATACTAGATAGAGAGGCCGGTGTAGCTAAGATATTCGACTACAAGACCGGTAAGTCTGCTAAGTATGCGGACAAGGGGCAGCTTGAACTGATGGCGTTAGCTACGTTCAAACACTTCCCAGAGATAAAAATAGTAAAGAGTGGTCTGCTATTCGTGGTGTGTAACGCGTTTATTAAAGAGACGTACACCATAGAGAACGAGCCTAAGCTATGGAAAAAATGGCTAGGGGAGTACGGCAAGCTAGAGAAAGCGTTTGAGGTAGATACTTGGAACGCAAGGCCATCAGGGCTTTGCCGCGCATGGTGCGTGGTACTGGAATGCCCCCACAACGGTAAGAGGTAACGACATGCCGTACAAGAACCCTAAAGATAGACCGAAGCAAAAGAACAAGCCTAAAGATAGCCCTGAGTTCAAGGCTCGTATGGAACGCCAACGCGCTAGACGTAAGATGGACAAAGAAGGTAAAGACAAGAACAAGAACGGCAAAGCGGATAAGCGTGAAGGTAAAGACGTTAGCCACAAGAAAGCTCTAAGCAAAGGTGGTAGTAACAAGGACGGCGTGACTGTAGAGAGCCGTAGCAAGAACCGCGCTAGAAATTATAAAAAGAAAAGAACGTAACATAGAGAAGTAACTACAGGCGAGAATGATGCAAATTATAGATAACAGGGGCTTGCTCTTGCGGCTCCGCAACCCTGCAAAAATCACAACAGCAATACCAACAAGTAAAGTAGTAAGCGAGCATGAAGTACTAGTTAAATGGGGCGTAGACGAAGCCCGAGTACTTAGAAACTTAAACGTCCATGACGTACCCTCACCTATTATGGGTAAGTACGACTGGCCGGGGCGGTATAAACCTTTTGAGCACCAGAAGACTACTGCTTCTTTCATGACTATGAACCGTCGAGCCTTCTGCTTTAACGAGCAGGGCACAGGTAAAACAGCTTCTGCTATCTGGGCTGCTGACTTCTTAATGACGCAGAAGCTAGTAAAACGTGTACTGATTATATGTCCGCTGTCTATTATGGACTCTGCTTGGCGGGCTGACCTGTTTAGTTTTGCCATGCACCGTACAGTCGAGATAGCGCACGGCGCTAAGAAAAAACGCCAAGATATAATCAACGGTGATGCTGAGTTCGTCATCATTAACTACGACGGCGTAGAGATAGTACGTGATGAAGTAGCTGCCGGTGGGTTCGATCTTATTGTTGTGGACGAGGCAACTCACTACAAGAACGCACAATCTAAACGGTGGAAGATACTAGCAAGTGTCATGAAGCCCGAAACTTGGCTATGGCTGATGACCGGTACTCCTGCGGCACAGTCCCCCGTTGACGCGTATGGGCTAGCTAAACTTGTTAACCCTAAAGAAGTACCTAAGTTTTTCGGCGCTTTCCGTGAGATGGTAATGCACAAGGTAACCCAGTTTAAGTGGGCACCGAAACCTAATGCTACTGAGACGGTGTACAACTGCCTGCAACCGGCAATACGTTTCACTAAAGAACAGTGCCTAGACTTGCCAGACATGACCTACGTTAAGCGTGAGGTAGCGTTAACCGCACAGCAGAAGAAGTACTACGACCTCCTACGTAAACAAATGATGGCTACTGCGGATGGGGAACAGATAACTGCGGCCAATGCAGCGGTCAACATGAACAAGCTACTACAGATTTCATGCGGGGCGGTCTATACGGATACTGGCGAGACAATAGAGTTTGACGTTAAGAATCGGTATAAAGTTTTACGTGAGGTAATAGACGAGTCGAGCCAGAAAGTACTCATCTTTGTGCCGTTCAAACATGTTATAGGGATACTGCGAGAGAAACTGACTAAGGATGGTATAACAAATGCGGTTATAAACGGCGATGTGTCTGCGCAAAAGCGCACCGCTATCTTTAAAGAGTTCCAAGAAACTAGCGACCCCCGAGTACTTATCATACAGCCGCAAGCTGCTGCGCATGGCGTGACACTTACTGCGGCGAATACAATCGTATGGTGGGGGCCAACGTCTTCCCTAGAAACCTATGCCCAAGCTAACGCACGCGTACACAGATCAGGTCAGAAACACCCGTGTACTGTAGTTCAGTTAGAAGGCTCTATGGTAGAGAAGCATATATACAAGATGCTAGACCAGCGCATTAACGTGCATACAAAAATGATTGATTTATACCAAGATATACTTGAACTATAAGCTAAACTGCACTATATTAGATAAAACATAACTATAAATGGAGTATGATGACATGACAGACGCTGTTGTGCCGGACCTTGACCGCCTCGTTTCTGTGTACGTAAAGATTCGGGACAAGAAGTCAGAGTTAGCGGCTGAGTTTAACGAGAAAGAAAAAGAGCTTGACGCCAAACTAGACAAGCTAAAAGCAGTACTACTAGAACATTGTAAAGAGACCGGAATCGAATCTGTGAAGACCGCTTCTGGTACGTTCTGGCGCACCCAGAAGAAACGTTTTTGGACTAGCGACTGGGAGGCAATGAGTAGGTTTGTCGTGGATAACGAAGCAGTTGACCTACTAGAGAAACGAATTAGCCAAGGCAACATGCGGCAGTTTCTTGAAGAAAACCCCGAACTACATCCGCCGGGGCTGAACGCGGATAACGAGTACACGATAACTGTACGGAGAAAGAAATGAGTGAGATAGAAAGTTACGTCCCTGTAGAGGAAGTGGCCGACTATCTTTCTGTAAAGGTGAGCACTATCAGGCAGTGGGTAAACAAGGGGTTCATACCAAAAAGTACCTACATAAAAGTGGGCTACACATACCGCTTTAACATACCCGCCGTGATAGAAGCGCTTAAACAGGAAGAGCTAAGCCCCGACCCTACGCAAATAACAGAACAACTAGAACTAAACTTTAATGAGGAAGATGACTTATGAGCGAATTAGCTTTATTCGATAACATGCCAGAAGAATACAAGAACTTGTTGGCGCAACTAGAGCCAGACACTAATGCTAGTGGTGGCAAGAAGCAAGGTGGCACTAACCGTTTAAGTATTCGTGGCGGGGTATTTCGCAAAGTAGTAAACGGACAGGAAGTAGGCGAACTTGAGTCGCGCTCGATAAACATAGTTATCGTTAAGACTTCTCCTATCTCTCGTATGTACTACGATGCTCAGTACACAGCCGGTGCGAGCAACCCCCCATCTTGTTGGTCTGCGAGTTCTGCCGACGGTAAGCCTTCTGGTGACGTGCCAAGCGATACTCGCCAATCTGGGTCATGTTTTGATTGCCCACAGAACATTAAAGGTTCTGGACAAGGCCAGTCTCGTGCGTGCCGCTATCAACAGCGTGTAGCTATAATGCTGACCGATAGCGATGGCAAGTTAAAGTCTAACGCCGTGTACCAGTTGTCATTACCTGCTACTAGTATATTTGGCGACGATAAAAAGAAGATGGGTTTACAGACTTACGCCCGTCTAATCGACGCGCAAAGAGCACCATTAGCTTCGATAGTTACAGAACTACGTTTCGATACTGATAGTTCTACGCCCAAGCTATGTTTTAAGCCGGTACGTGTACTCGCTGAAGACGAGATAGGAATGGCAGTGGAGGCTCAGAAAGACGAAAGCACGCTAAAATTAGTTACCCTATCTGTAAAACCTAAAGAAGTGACTAGCGTTCCACAACTAACTGATGCTAAAGTTCCAAGCCCTGTTTCGGAAACTCCGGCGTTGTTTGCGGAAGAAGCAGAGGAAGAAGTAGAGGAGCCAAAGGTCAAGGTTTCTAAGAAGAAGCAAGATGCCCCCAAGCCAGACGTAGATTTGGCTTCTTTACTCGATGAGTTTGATGATTAAAATAAAACGGGTGTCCTCGGGCACCCGCACCTCTCTTATGTATGGATAAATTATGGACACCAAACAGTTTCTAAGTACTGTGTTGGGTGATGAAGGATACTACTGCGTAGCAGGGTTTAAGGACGGCAAGTTAGTACAAAAATTCTATGGTTCCTTAGACTCTGTTGCCGAAACCGCAGCTAATTTTGATCTAGAAGGGCGCGATGCTTACTTCGCGCTAGGTACTTTTATTGAGGGTACGAACCGCAAAGCGGATAACGTACGCCAGTTGAGGGCACTTTTCTTAGACATAGATTGCGGCGCAGGTAAGCCCTACCCTACCCAACGTGAAGCTCTAATCGCATTGCGCGATTGGTATACCAAGTATGATTTGCCGCGCCCTACTGTAGTTAATTCGGGCTACGGCCTTCACGTATACTGGACGCTAGACAAGTCTTGTACGCGGGAAGAATGGCTCCCTGTTGCGGGTAGTTTAAAAGCTGCATGCCTTCAAGATGGGCTAGCTATAGACCCTTCAGTAACTTCTGACGCAGCGCGAATCCTACGAGTACCGGACACGCGTAACTTTAAAGACTCTATACCAAAACAAGTTAAGGTTCTTCTCGAAACGAAAGCTGAAGTTAGCTTGCAAGAGTTTGCCGCTAAGCTGCCCACAGAAATGATACCAGTATCCTCCGCAAGGACATACTCGGACGAAGACGCCAAGGACATGGCGCGGGCGATTGGCGAAAACAAATACGCAAAGAAGTTTTCTAACCTACTAGTTAAGACTGCTAGCGGTAAGGGGTGCGCACAAATCAACAAGGCTATTATGCAGCCTAACGAAATGTCCTACCCCGAATGGTTGCATGCGTTGTCGATAGCTAAGCACTGTGACATAGACGGCGAGCAGGCTATACACCTTATATCTAGTAGGTACGAAGGCTATAGCGAAGAAGAGACGGAGAAGGTTGCTGCCTCTATAGAAACCCCACACCTGTGTACTACGTTCGAGAAAGACAATCCCGGCGGGTGCGAAGGCTGTCCTCATAAAGGGCAAATCAAGACTCCTATCACGTTGTGCAGAGAGCTACGCGAAGCAGAGAGTAATGTCATAGACATACCGGTAGAACATCCAGAAAGACTGGAAGAAGACTACGGCGACGAAGACATTCCTGTACCCCCGCTAACCGAGAAGTACACCATACCCACCTATCCGGCACCGTACGTTAGGTTGGCTAATGGCGGTGTGGGCGTAAAGATACGCGATAAAGACGGCAACGTAGAAGAGAAAGAGATATACAGGCGGGACTTGTACATCTCTAAACGTATGTTCGATCCAGTAGATGGCCCATGCTACGAGTTTAAACATCACACAAAACGCGAGGGTATACAGACTTTCGTTATTGCTAGTGTTGTGCTCTCGTCGCCAGATGGTTTTCGTAAAGCTATGGGGGAGAACGACATATTTGTCTTAGGTAAAGATGCGGAGAAACTTATGCGATATATAGGCGCTTGGATAGAAGAACTAATGGACCACGATATAATTGTAGTTAAGACACAGTTCGGTTGGACTGAGGTTAACAAGTCGTTCGTAATGGGCAACCAAGAAATTTTTGCTGACCGTATAGAGCTTAACCCTCCGGGGTCTCGTACTGCGCAATACTTCTCTGCGTTTGCTAAGAAAGGCACGCTAGAAGGGTGGAAGCGCGTTACAGAGTTCTACAATCAAAAGGGGTTTGAAGAACACCAGATGATGTTCGGCTTGTCTTTCGGTTCTCCTTTAATGGAATTCGTACCGAATATTTCTGGAGCTATCTTTCACTTAACTAGTAGTGAGTCAGGTATAGGCAAGACCACAGGTATGTGGGGTGGCGCTTCGGTATGGGGTGACCCAAAGAAGTTGGTGCAGGGGGGTAAGGACACGCCTAACTCGGCATGGAACCGCGCAGAGATACTCAAGAACCTGCCGCTGTACATAGACGAAGTGTCCAACTACGAACCCCAAGACGCTAGTGATTTCTGTTACGCCATTAGTGATGGTATGCAGAAGAACCGTATGAGCAACAAGGGGGAGAACTCTGAGCGGTACAGGGGCGAACCTTGGAGTCTTAACTGTGGTAGTTCCGGCAACAGCAGTATAGTAGAAACTGCAAGTAAGTATCGAGCTTCGCCAAAGGGCGAGTCTGCAAGGGTCATAGAAGCTACTGCGGTTAAGAAACTTTTCACTACAGAAGAAGCCTTAAAAGCTAACAACTTAAACGAAGACCTTGCGGAAAACTACGGTCACGCAGGAGAGATATACATACAACACGTTCTACAAAACCTACCAACAGTAAAGCAACTTGTTACTGAAACTAGAAGCATGCTGATGCAAGACGCAGAGCTTGGTACACAAGAGCGTCACTGGATTGCGCAATGCGCTACGGTATTTGCAGGATGCACGATAGCTAAACAACTGGGCCTTATATCTTGGGACTTAGATGCCTTGTATAAGTGGATGCTAAAAAAACTGAGGGCTTTAAAATTGAACCTAGAAGACATGAACATAGACATAGAAGACATAGTATCTAACTTTCTTACGGACCACCCACGCGGCATTCTGCGAGTGAAGAGCACGGACGATGCACGAGACCCAGAGCTAGAAAACTTAATCGAGCCGCGAGCAGGAGACACCCCTCTGTATCAGTTGGCCGCGCGTTCTGAGTACGATATTAACAAGCTGTACATAGTGCCCAAGGTTCTAAAAGAATGGTGTGTAAAGCATCAACACCACTACAGCGCCATACGAGATTTAATATTCAAAGAGCTAAACGGCAAACCTACTAAGATGCGTCTAGGTAAAGGTACTAAGATGGCACTACCCCCTAGCCATGTGATCGAATGTTCGTGGAGTAAAGACTTATCGGTCGATGAGGAAGGGTTTGATGCGAGTACGACTCACTGATATATCGCCTGACGGGGTTAGGATTGTCGTGGACTGGGAGAAGTTTGTCCGAGGTACGTCAGTCTTTATCCCCTGTATCAACACTAAGAAAGCTGTGGCGCACATGTTAGAGGCAAGCAACCTTTCTAAAGGTGATATAACACAACGTGTTTGTGTAGAGAAAGGGCACTATGGGGTGAGGGTGTGGCGTGTTGCATAAGATTGCATGGACTTGCATGGACTTGCATGGAGTTGCACGGAGCTTACTGTTACTATAGTAGCTCATCATTCTCCCTTACATAGAGAGACTTAGCCCCCACTAGTTGGGGGCTTTTTTTGCCTACAGTTCGTCGAAATACTGCGCGTTAGACTCATCTAGCGCGTTTATGTACCGTCTATTAGATATTACGTTGCCCCTATTTTCTTCTGCTGTTACCGAGCCTTGCCGTCTCGTCCTAATTGACGATCTAATAGTAGATGCTTTTATTACAGCTTCGGGGTGTTTCTCGTTAAATTCTTCTATTTCGCGTTCAATTCCCGCTATCGTCGAATCGCTTTCTTCGTCTCTAAGTGCGTAGAAGAGCCTTTCTGTCAGCCCAGACCGTGCCGCCGTTACTCCGGCAAGAACCCTACGGTCTCTAGCTAGCTTGTCTTGTTCTGCACGGAACCTAGCGGGGGTAAAACCCATAAGCTGCTTTAATGGGTCACTTGTTCGCACATCACTGACTATGTCATCTCCGCGCGATGTTTTGTAGCCCTCTTCCATATAGCGATTACTTTTAACTGCATTAGAGAAAGCGGTGGGCAGTAAGCCCTCTATCGCGCGTTCAGCAACTCTCGGATTGTCGTCCCCTAACTTTGTTAAGTTTGTACCCAAGCGCAACATAATACCCATAGTAGGGCCACCGAAAGACTCTGCGGCGTATTGCAATTGGTTTTCTGGGCGATAGTTGCCTTTATCTCTAATCATTAAGTTAGTTAAAGAAATACGGTCAGTTACGTCTACGCCCAACCCTCTAGCAATAAGCCCGTAGTAGTACTTATCCCCTATAGTCTTAGCTACTCTAGTGTTAGTGTCGTCCTCATCTTCACCCATGAATTGATCCATAACCCAAGCAGCTAGTCCGTAGAATGGCACTCCTTTAGCCCCAACTAGGGCAGCTCCTGTGGCATTCATATAGATAAAGGCGTTACGTGCGACACGATCATCTTCTATCTGTTCTTCCGTACGCTCAGTACCTGCAAGTTGGCGCTTCATTGCGTTCAACGCGGACATTTGTATATAGAGTATTTGTGCAGGGAACCGCTTGAACTGATACAGAAGACTACCCATACCGGTCTGTGCCCAACGAGGAGCCGTGGCAAGCAACGCAGAACTGTTTGCGTACTCCATAAAGGCAACAGCTTTGTTAGCAGCGTCAGGACCGAACGTCTCGATGTCCGCAGGTGTCATTTGAGATAATTTTTTAGCTGCCTTACCGGGATTAGCTTTTTTGTATGCCTTTTCTATTTCTAAGATATACGAGCTTGCCGCAGTAACTTGGCGTATCGCCCGCTCTGAGTGGTTAAATACAAATGCAGCTACATAGCTAGCCTTGTTTATTATAGGCGAAGTTGGGTTTTCGTAGTCCGCGTTTTCTGAAGATATAGTTCGAGTGTCTATACCAAACTTTTTCAATTGCTTCTTTAATGGGTCAAGCGGTCCGCCCATTTCGTTGGTAAAGCTTAGCCCCCCGAACGACTCGACTGTACCCATCTCTCCAGTCTCAGTAAGTCCTTCACGTGACACATCTCCCGCCGTACCCATGTACATCTTCATAGCCCGAGCCATAGCCTTGGTAGCTTTAATTCCACCAAACTTACCGGACAATAGCGGGCCTACAATCAGAGGTAGGGTAGACATGTTTACCGCAGCAGAGGATACGTTAAAGCCCAACGTGTACATAAACGCGCCTGCTCTTAGCATCCTATACCCTTCTGATATATAGGGGTTTTTGGCAAACTCTAAGTAGCTGGGTAGTTTGCCCGGCTGTTTGTTAGTTTCTTCTTTTGATCCAATTAACGTATCTTTTAATTCTTGCACAAATTTTTCTTGTGGGAGAAGCGCGGCTTCTTCGCGGATTTTTTTCGCCACTCGGGCGAACTCTGCCTCAAACTTTATATTTGCAAGGCTGTTTATCATCATCGGGTACGAATCTTCAAACACTTTAAGCGCCTGTGTTTCGTAGCCTGCTACACCCTTACGCTCTCTATGGCTCTGGACTAAACTTTGGTCAGGTAAAGATTTAAATAGCAGGTCGTTTACGAAGTCTATGGCCCCTTCTGGGAGCTTTACTTTGCGCTCTACCGACTTACCGTTAGCATCTTTCTCCGTTATAGTTATTGGTGCCTTAAGTTCTTTGAGTAACCCCACTAAGAAAGTTGTAGGTAAGTTAATTCCCCTTGCTTCTATTTCGGGGCGGGTCGCCTTTGATATAGAACCCTCAATAATGCTAGTGTCGTTTCCTAACTCTTCTATCGCTACGTCGCGCGCTCCCTCACTGGGGTGGGCACTTACGCCAAAAGTAGTCTGGCCTTTAGCGTCTTTATAGCTGTACTGAACCCAGAAATCGCCCTTACGGTCTAGTTTAAAGTACGGGTCTACAACTCCTGAAGTTAGTATCTTCCTGAGTAGTTGGTCTTTAACCGCGTTCTTTACGCCCTTTTCTAGGTTTAAACTATCTAGCTTACTGTCAATAGCTTCTAGTATTTTGTCGTTCATGTTCGAGTACATGTCACGAACACCTGTATAGGCGCCCCGCTGCTTAGCGGTTAACGAACCGTACAACTTGTTAACTTCGTCCCATACTTTAAGTTTTTCAGCGTTAGTATCAAACTCTCTAATTTCCCCTACTACCTTAGTCTTATCCAAAACTTCTATTGCAGCGTCTCGCTCTGCGGCGGTCTCAAACGATATTTTTTCAACTACTTTTAACTTACCGGTTTTGGCAACGAGGGTTGTGTAGGCGTAGCCAAATTTCTCGTATCGTGCTCTAGGCTTAGTAGGGTCTACGCCTTCGATAGTGCTCATACCAACAAGCGTATTAAAGATGTCTAGTGCAGTCGAATCAAACTTAAACGCTGCTCTGAAGTCGTCTAGCTTGCCCTTAAAGTCTTTCATCGACTCATTACGGAAGCCATCTTGCTCCTTGATGAGTGCTTCAAACTCTTCGGCGGAGGGTAGGCGGTCTTGATCAATTGCTAGTTCTACTATGTTTTGTAACGACATACCGTTGAGTACGGTTAAGCGGGCTTTAGCGCCGAGCGCTTTTGTGTTGCCCCAAAACTTTATCCTAGACTTCTTAAGAGTATTAGCAGACGCAAACTTAGTACCGCCGCCCATCATGTCGTAAACAGCACGGAGGGCATCACCGTCAGACATAGCTTGGTACACGGTGGTAGCATTGCGAGTATCTAAAGACTCGGCGATCAAAGTGTCTATATATTCAATTGCTTTCTGGCTAGCATCCTGTGCTTCTGTAGGGGCTATACCAAACAAACTCTTAACAGCGTTAGTGAAACGTTGCCACGCAGTTAACTTAGCGCCAGCAGGTTTGTATCCTGCTAGTGTGGCTCTAAATTGGGGGTTAGTATAAACCTCGGCAACAAAGTCTCTTAGGGTTTCCGTACCGTAACTGCCATCAAGTTTGTCTTTAACGTCGTTGTATAGCTTAGTCAGCTTTAAAGTAACTGGGTGCGACTTGTTGGATAGAGTTTTGTGTGTTACTGCGTGAGCCGTTTCGTGTAGTAGTGTGTGAGTGCGAAGCGGGGCATCAATGTTAACTTTTATGACATCGGTAACGGGATTATAGCTACCCGCAAGCTTCTTACCCCGTCGCCCTAAAAGAGCCGTGTCTTCGGCTTCAACAAACTCTACCTTCGTACCTTTAATAGCAACAGCTAATTTTGCAGCCGTCTTCCGTACGTCAGAGTTTACACTGTCATTAGATAGTTGAGTAAGTGCTCCAGTAAGATCGCTATTGAGTACCGCGTCGTTTACCTCCTCCGAAACTAGTGGCATAGTAGCAGACACGGCATCTTCTCGTAGATTATCAAGAATGCCGTCAGAGTATTCGTCGGGGTCTATGCCGTCTAAAGTGTCTACAAGAAGCGCGCTTGGGTCAGTATCAGCGGCAAACTCGTCCTCTAGCGCTTTGTCGTCTAGAGTGTTTTCTACTTCTGCTATGTCTGCCGCCTCCATACTTGCATCTACTTCATCCACTTGGTCTTGAAGTACTTGGGTGGTAGCGTCATCCGCAGCAGCTTCATACTGCGCTTCAGTTTTGCGTGTTGAGTCTCTATCTTTATCTTGCTCCGCAGCTTCATCTCTACGTCTCGTTACTCTACTCTCTTCTTTTGTGTAGAAATCCACATACGCATCCAGCTTAGCCGAAGTTTCAGGAGACAAGTTTTCTTTAGCCCATGAAATTGCGGCGTTAGCTTTCTGTATTTGTTTTTTGTTTGCCCTGCCCATTATTGGTTCAACGCTTTCAAACGCCATGATGCGTAGGGCTTGGTCTGGGTCTGTAGCTGTTCTAAGGTATCTAGTCGCCGCTCCAGTAGGGGTGTACGTGTCGTCTCGTTTTACGCGCTCTTTACCTTGGACTTCCAACACTTGCATGTCCGCCGCAAGAAGAGGGGTAGTGGGAGCGGCAGGCTCAGTACTAGCAGTAAACGTACGACGTACAGGAGGAGGAGCTTCAACAACTTCAGCGACAGCGGGAGCGGGAGCGGGAGCTTCAACAACTTCAGCGACAGCAGGAGCTTCAACAACTTCAGCGACAGCAGGAGCAGGGGTCTTAGCTAAATAGCTCTCTAACGAGGTTCTAGTTTGTTTGCTTATAGCTTTATTTTTATATAGCTTCTCTAACGCCTCACGTACTTCTGGGCTGTTAATTTCTTTGCCTTGTAGTGTTGCTCGCCTGCGTATAGGCGCATTCGGTGTAATGTTTAAACTGTCATACAACTCTTCCAAAGTAGCGGGTGGCTTTGCAGGCTTAGCTACACGTTCTTTTATGAACGCCTCTAATGGCGCTGCCCCGGCGGCACCTTCTCTACGCAGTTTAGTTACAGAAAAAATCTCCTGTAGTTCTGTATCTGTAGCGTTGGTGTTTGTAAAGTCTTGCCCGTCTAGAATTTCTTTAAAGGCCCGCGCACCTTCTTCTAGTGTTTGAACTTCTGGATTCTGTAGGACAGTGGTCAACGCAGCAGTGCGTTGTTGGGGAGTAGGCTCAGCGGCTATTAAAGCTTTTATCTCTGCCGTCTCGGCTTTATCTTTTGCTTCAAACTCAGCGTCTTCTTCCGCCTGCATTCTGTCAAGTTCAGCGTTTTCTGCCTCTGCTGTGGCTGCTTCTTGCGCCAGTATAGCTGCTTCTTCTGCTTCTATCGCAGCGTACGCGTCTTCATCTAGCAATGCTTCGACCTGTTGAGTTTCTTCTAGGTCGGCTATTAAATCTGTTTCTGGAGTAGGGGGTTCGGGCGCAGGGGTTTGACTACGTAGTATGTCTACTTCGTTAGCTACCGCTGCTGCGAACGCATCAGGGCTGAGAGGCGCTTCACTATAACGGGCTTGTACGGCAGCTTCTGCCTCTACTTGAATGGGGTCTTCTTCGGTTACACCTGCAAGGTCTTCTACGTCCATTAGCTGTTCTGGCTCTGGACCTTCACGTGCGGGGGCTTCTGGGAACATATCCCGAGTTTCGCCAACAGGTGTCTGCGCTATTTCTTCTCTTTCTTTAGCTTCTCTAGCTGCTTTAGCTCGCATCTTAAACGGCAGGATAGCTTCAGTAAGGCCAGAAAGCAGTCCGCCCACACCGGCACCCAAACCAAACGATTCGTTAGTACCTGTAAATACACCGCGCTCTGGATCGTACACTCCACGCTGAATAAGGTTTTGCCCTATTTCAGTGATAGCTTCTTGTACGCCTTCGGTTAAAGCCGCTTCGCTTACACGCCCCAGAGGAGCTTTGCGTACACGTTGTACTATCTTATTGCGTATGCTCTTACTTGCTTCTTCTGCTAGCTGCTTAGCATCTCTTGGGTTCAGTACACCCCTAAAACTTTTAACAATCCTAGAAGGACCGAACATTTCGAGCGCGCCCGGAATTGTACCTAGAGCAGCGGCTTTACTTATCTCATCCTCAGTAGCTCCGGCAGCTTCGGCGCGTTGGGCGGCTTCGCCCGCACCCGCTGTAACACCCGTAAAAACACCCGCAGCAAGCCCAGCTACACCCAGAGGAGCGGCGGCAAGGAAAGGTAGGGTAGAACCTACGCCTTTCATAAGGTCTGTATAGGTACCTTCGTAGGCTTCGTCGGTGGCAAGGAAGTCTTGTACGTCCCCACCAATCTCGCTAATGCGAGCGCGTGCAGCTTGCTCTGCTTCTTCCGGTAGTATAAACGCAGCACCAGTCGCAGCCGATTCCAATAGCCCCGCAGCACCGCCAAGCAGTGCCTTACCTGTCTCAAGCCCGTACCCCAGTAGTGAGGTTTCTTCAGGCGCGACGGGGGTAGGGACAGTATCGTCTACAACCCAATTACCATTTGCTAGGTAGGCGCGTGCTCCCGTATCGGGGTTTGTTGCCGTCTGAGATATAGGAAGCCATGCCCCGTCTACTAATATAACTTTCTCGTTAGTTTCGGGATTAGTCGCGGTTTGCACTGCCATACAACGTACCTATTTAATTGTTAGTCGGGTACAAAACCTGCGGGTAAATCAGTACTCCCCGTGCCCGCACCAGACGCAGCAGGAGAGGTAGTTTGTATGCCTAGGGTAGCAGCGACGGCGTCTATTCTACTTTGCGTGGCTCGCAATTCTGCTTGTCTTGCCGCGATGTAGTCTAAGTATGGCCTTCTCTTTGCTTCAGACAAGAACGAAGACTCCGCAATAGCTTTTTGGATTTCTCCTCGTATACTACTTGCATCTCTTTGAGCGCCGTTTAGTATGGTGACTTGTGTGTTGCGGTCACGACTCTTCATGTTGTCTTGATTTTCCAAACTACGCAATTGCATGTTGATAGTTTCTAGTTTTGCACTTCTATCTGCTAATCTGTTTGCATTCGCACGGTTTTGTGCGCCTATGTCTATATTACTTAAGGCTTGGAAAGAGGCGTTAGCGGCAGTCGCGGCGCTTCGATACGCACGATCATAACCTTGTTCGCCTGACTTGTATGCTTCTATACTCGCAGCTCTCTGAAGGTCAGCTAGCTCTTTAGTAATGCCAAATGCCTCTTCGCCTTGATCTTTTTTGCGTTGTATCGCAGCTTCCTGTACTCCTGCTACGCCTTGACCGGCGGCAATACCACTACGCGCGATACCTCCGGGGGTAGCAAAACCAGATAACATTGCGCGCTGTTCATCCCTGCTTTGTTTCTTGGGGTCGTTCATAGCGGCGTTAGCTTCGTCCACACTTGTCTGGCGTGCGGTATAGGCGTCTAATAGTGCTTGTGGTATCCCATACGCAGTCTGAGCAAGAGCAGCTCTTCTTTTTTCTGCTGCTTCCGCCAATGCTGTAGGGTCCGCCGCGGCCGCAGTTTGCATTCTTTCTTCAACTTCAGGAGTTACTAGGTTTGTGCGCGGCGTCTCTGTTTGCGCATCCCCTATGGTAGCAAGCTCGTTAAACAATTCTTGCCTAGTTGTATTGTCTGCCGCATTTCCGCCTTCGGCAGTTGAACCTTCCGGCAGAAACTCTGTCGCCGAAATAGTACGGGGCGTCGGAGCATTGACCCCCTGCATGCGAAACTCTGGACGGGGTTGGCGATTAGCATTAGTAAGAGCGGCTATTCCCCCTAAGTCGGCGGGGTTCTCGTTCCTAGTTCTTTTTGAAGTTACGGCGGTAATTGCCTTATCTAAAGGTACTCCACGATCCACAAGTTTTTGGACTTCTGCTATCGCGGCGCGGCGCTCACCCCCCGCTTCTATGTAAGAACTTACCCCCGGCATAGTCGAAGTAGTGTCTGCGTTTGTTGCGGCAATTACGTCTGCATAGGACATGTTGTTATCCGCTTCTACTTCCATACCCGCTTGGAACCGCTTAACTTCACCGCCCATAGCCATACCGTTAGACATCTCTTCATAAGTTTTGCCGAAGGTATTGTAGAACTTCTTAAGGATTGCCTTGCTTTCTTCTACGTCAAGCCCTACACCCATAAGTTTCTGACCCATACGCTCTATAAAGTTAGGGTCTCTGTTTTGGTTCTGGGCGGCTATCTCGTCGCGTACTTGTTTCATTACCGCTGATCTTTCTTCGTACGGTACGCCCATACCGGCTTTAGCTTCTTTTAGTATACCCATACTTTCTTGGGCATTAGCGCCGTAGTTCTTAAGTCCTTGGCCCATGCGTTGTAGCATATTAGCCTCTGGAGGACCCATAAACCCGCCTTCTTGGTAGCCGACAATACCGCCATCGGCCATACGAGCCATATTAGGAGCGCCCATAGAAGGCATACCGCCACCGATCATTTTACGCGCTTGAGCTTGTTGTACTTGTCGTCCACGTTGCTGCATACCCGGAGCTAGTCTTTGCGCTATTCCGCTAATGCCTTCCATCGCTCTTTGGTCCACTTGCTCAGCTATAGTAGGAGGAGTGGGGGGCTGTTGACTCATAGCTGTTTGGCGGTCGGCAGACGCCATCAGTGCCATAGCTTGTTGAGCTAGCTCCGCAGCTTGATTTCTCTTCATAAGCGCGTCAGTAGGGTTTAAGTACTCAGGTATGTTCGACTCAACCACGTTCATAGCTGCGCTCATACGCGGGTCATTTTGCGGGGGCATACCCTGTGGTTGCTGTTCTTGAGGACGTTGGGCCGGTTGTGGTAATGCTGTGGGTATTCCGTTCATTTTAACCCCCTCCTAAAGCTTTTTCTATTTGGTCAAACACAGTCATTGTGCCTTCTACTCCACCGGCGAGCGACGCAAGGCCGGTAGGCTCGTAGTACTGATAGCTTTGAGTCTCAAGTGGTAGGCCCTGTAGTAATGACTGCATAAACTGTACTTGCTTGTAGGGGTAGTCTCGCTCTTGTTCAAACTGTGCTACATCTGCGGCGATGCCTTGCCCTTCAATGTTTCTTTGCGTCATACCAGCGTCTTGCATGGCTTTAGCTATGTCTATACCGTATTGGTTGGTGTTTTGCTGCGCAGTTATCTGACGATCTTGTTCAGTGTTGAACTGGTTCTGAGCTGCGCTAAACGCATCTTGGTA